GGTGGCGCCCACGGGCGGCAGCATCCGCACCAAGGATGCGACCTCCGGTGAGGGCCCGGGTGCCGACTACGCCGCCGCGGCGATCTGGGCGGACGAGTTGCCGTGGGCGGCCGACACGTTTGGCGACGCGGCGATCGAGGCGGCTGGTCTCGACGAGCACCTGGACAACTGGCGGGACGCAGACCCGGCATCAGGCTGGGAGTTCTCCCAGCCTGACGCGGCCATCATGGTCGAGGACTTCACGCTCAACCGGGCTGATGAGACCTCGGTGGGCGTGGGGACCCCGACCACCGTCACCGATCTCGACTTCACCTTCGCAGACGCCGGAATTCTGGCCCTGTCCCGCAACTTCCTGCGTGACACCCAGACTGAGGACGGCACCGGCGGGACTCTGTTCGACCTGTCTGAAACGCAGGGCACCCCGACCACAATCGGGTCGGGCAGCGTCAGCTCCGGCAGCTTCATCAAGGTGCTGGAGTTCTGGCGGGTCGTCGACGCAACGGTGGAAGCCAGCGTGCCCATCGACACGTCCATCGCCATGTCCGCGGTCTCGGCGTCCACCTTGCAGTACCAGTGGATAGTCCATCGGTACAACAGCGCCGGGGTCCTGCAGGAAAGCTCTACTCCCTCCTCCGCGCACAACACGGTCGGTGTGAAAACGCAGACCATGGTGTTGACCGGCCCGTTCGTCGCCGGTGACAAACTCGCGGTGTCGCTCTGGTTGCGGAAGGCGGGCGGCGGTGGCTCCCGCAGCTTCACGCTTTCGATCAACCATGCGTTTTCGTTCGTAGAGTTCTCGGTCGCCGAGGCCGGTCCGGAGGAACATTCTGGCTCCGGTACGGCTACGGGCATCACCCTTGTCGCTAGTTCGGGTACTGGCTCACCCGCGATCGCTGGTACTGGTCAGGTGGCCGGTACTACTCTGGCTCCAGAGACCGGAACCGGTACTCCAGCCGTAGTGGGTGCTGGTGAGGCGGCAGGCACCACCCTAATCGCTAGCGCTGGTACTGGTGCTCCAGCTATCGCTGGTACTGGTCAGACAGCCAGTCTGGTCCTCACTGCGGGTACTGGTACGGGAGCCATTGGGGGCGCGGAACACTCTGGTAATGGCAACGCGGCTAGCTTGGCTCTCGCCGCTGCCTCGGGTTCGGGTTCTCCGGCCGCAACTGGTACGGGGCAAGGAGCTAGCCTAACTCTCTCTGTTGACTTGGGCGCCGGTTTCGCTGCGATTGACGCTGCCGGGAACTCTACTGGAACCGTATTGGTTGCTAGTATCGGTGAAGGGTTCCCGACGGTCGTTGGCACAGGGCAGGCTGTGAGTCTCGTTATCACTCCAGCCGAGGGCACGGGTACACCTGCAATCGTCAGCGATGGCTCCGCGGCCGGGATCACGCTAACCGCTGGGGTTGGGCAGGGTGGCCTTGGAGCTGAGCAGCACTCCGGAGAGGGACTAACTAGTAACTTGGTGCTAGCCAGTGAGCTGGGTGAAGGTGTTCCTGCGGTTAGCGGTGGAGGGATCGCGTGCTCGATCGAACTGGTCACCGCTCAAGGTGCTGGCTCTCTCGCCACAACGGGTGTCGGTAGCGCTGCTAACCTGATCCTCGCTGCTGGGATTGGCGGCTCGGCAGTGTACGTGCCATCAGTGGAGCGGACGCTGAGTCTCCCAGTCGAGAATCGGACGCTGGCGATACTGAGTGAGAGTCGGGTGCTGCAAATCTCTACAGGATAGGAGGGAGGTTGCATGCAAGCGGAGACGCGTGATCCGGATAGCGTACTTGACTGGGTATGGGACTGGTCCGATTGGCTCGCTGAAGGTGAGACGATCGTCAGTCATGAGGTGCTCCCCGACGTGGGGATGACCGTGGACTCGAGCAACGTAGCAGATGGAGTAGTGATCGCTTGGCTGTCTGGTGGGGAGGCGGGCAAGAGCTACACCGTAACGGTGCGGATCACCACTAGTCAGGGCAGGACCGACGACCGTAGTCGACGGTTCAAGACCCTGCAGCGATGAGATGAGGCGAGATGGCAGAGGAAGGAAAGATCGCGGGTCTCCCAGCAGCAGTTTGGAACCCCGATCCAACGGATAGGAACCCGGCGTTGCGCCGGGCGGTGTTGACCGCACTCACCTTCGTGGTGCTCTGGGGCGCAGCGAAGTTCGGGCTCGATCTGAACGAGCAGGATCAGTTCTTCCTGGGGCTGATGCTCATCCCAGCGTCGGCCGTCGTCACCGGCTGGCTCGCGCGTGCCCTCGCGTTCGCACCTGCAACGATCGCAGCGATGCTTCAGGCGATCCGTGACCGTGGGTCTGTACCGACTGTGAGTACGAAGTGAGCTACACGCAAAACGTCCGTGATGCCGCAGCGGCTCCGAAACGGGATCCGCTGTGGCTCCGGACGTGGTACTGGCCACTGTACATCGTCGTCGCGATCCTCGGGTTCGCGATCCCAGAGGCTATCGCGATCGTGAGTAAGGGCGACGGAGGCACCAAATCCGACAAGTGGCGAGAGTGGCTCGGTGTCGGTGCGAACAACCAGAGCAAGGATCTACGTGTAGGGTGGGGCATCCTGGCGGCCGTACTGATCCTGTTCGCCATATGGTTCCCCGTACATCTGCGTGAGTGGTGGCCTTGGGAGCGAGGAGTCTTCGGCTCGTAGACGTCTCAGTACGATCTTCAGGGCACCAAGCCCCAGAAACGCGAACACGAAGAGGATCGTCAGTATAATGGCTACGGGTGGCATGTGCGTTACACCTCTCCCATTCGCAGCAGTCCTGTGCGCTCCGCCTCCGTCAGTGTGACGTCATCGGTGAGACCGTAACAGTACCACTGCAGTGGCTTCTGCTCCTTTTCGTGCACGGATCGCGTCGTGAGACCGTTGCGGTCTCGAGTGCGGGCGTCTACGGTGTCGTCCGTCTCCGGACGGTTCCGCCGGTAGTCCTTTGGCACTGTTCCCTCTCCTTCGTAGATGCTAGAAACCGCACCGCAACCCTCCCCCGCTTGCCGTGCCGCGATGCGGCCTCTAGCGTTGGTTGCGGGTATCGATCACCGGCCGGTGCTTGCCTTCGCCGGTTCCTTGCGCTGTGCGTCCTCGATCCGGATCACGCCCCTGTTCGCGTCCCAGTTGACGCGGACTGGACCACCAGTCTCGGACTCTACCGTGCTGTCAAGGCCGTGAGAGATCCCCTCGCGCATAACGGAGCTCTGCATCTCCCGCAGTGTTGTCACCGTAGCCATCTCGCTCACCTCCTCTCCTTGCGTCATGTGTGCGTGTGTATCGGACTTTGACGTCCGATAGATCAAGTATAAGGGAAGTTGCAGAAAAAATCAAGGGTGTTTCCCTAACTTTTTTCAGCTTCAGGGTCGTTCGCAGTTGCAGGTAGCGCCTTGGGGAGCGGCTCGAGACCCGTCTGTTCTCTCCTCCGTTGGGGGATACCTAGCGCGTATCCCGTACCCTCCCGGACGGGGGCGCGCCACATTTGGAAGTCGTCCCCGTTCAGGTGCCCGGTCCAAGCTCCACCGCAGTCACACAGGTGCGGGGGTTCGTGGTCTACTGACCGCATGCACACGCATGCAGCCGCTACCTCGTGGCAAGTCTCACTCGAGCCGACGGCGGAAACCTCCCGCGGCTCCTCCTCGACCACGTCCTCTACGCTTAGGACCTCTCCTTCGAGGTCGTAGTGCTGTCTCGGCGTTGGCAACCTACACCGTTCGGCTACGTGATCGACAAGGAGTAGCGTCTCCAGATAGGTGAGCTCCTTCCCGCTCAGGTGATCGAACGGGTGGCCATGCTTCGCTCGGAACTGCCGTACGAATTCCTCGAACACGTTAGGCTCCACGGCTACGCCTCTCTCGTGCCATCGTTACCGCTTCCGGGTGATCGTTACTTCGTCCCCCACGTTGAGAACGAGGCGCCGAGTGGTCTCGACAAGTTGCTCTTGGTCGCAGTAGGATGAAGTTTCTCTCCCATCAATCGTAGAGACCACCTGAAACCGCTGAAGTGGTTCGAGGTGGTACTTCCCGTCCGCATGACGATGCAGCACATATTCGCCAGGGGGCAGGTCATCGTCTACATCGATCGTGATCCCCGTGTTCAGGTGATGTTCAGCCATCGTTCTTACTCCTAGCCATCGTAGTGAGGCCGCGTTTGCTTCCACGTCGGGTCGGTTTGCGAGAACCCGTCCAGCATGCGTTGGTGTGCCTCGAGGAACGCGCTCCGGTCTGGTGGAGTGAGCTCGTCGAGCTCCTTGCGATTGAGCGGAAGGTGTCCGATCCGATTCGGTCGCGTGTCCTCACCGAACTCGCGCTCCATGAACCCGTGTCGCCAGCTGTGATCGACCTCCGCGTCAGGCCAGAACTCGATCACGAACTCTCCGCTGTCCCATCCGACGAGAGCCCTGATCCGACCCTGGTGCTTGGTCCAGCGTTGTTCGCCATCGACGGTCTCGAACTCGAGGATGTCTCCGACCTTCAACTTAGCGAAGTCGACTCGCGCCATTGTCTTCACCCTCTCCTGCGAGCAACTCTGAGAGCTTCCGCACCGCCCCGCGTTGAGTAAACGTGAACCCGTAGATCGATTGCTCTGTACCAACCGGAACGTACCACCAGCACCACCCGCGGAGCAACCAGTTGCGGTTCCGTTCCCGCCAGAAGTCGTATCTAACCCTGTCCGTCGAAACCTCCGCGAGCTTCGTGGGTCGGTGATGCCCCTTCAGCGCTCGGATCCGACGGTCAGGTTTCGTCCTGCGCAGCAGAGCCATACCCTCTAGCGCGGCATTCTCCTGCTGCGTCCTCTTGGCGAGCCTCCACGCGACCCACCGGGACCACACTGTTGCCCTCACTGTTGCCTCCCGAACCTGCGTAGGTTGTACAACTCGACCGCTGCATCAAGCCGTACGGTCGTGATCGAGAGTTCCTTGTCCTGGAGCAGGAGCTGCAAGCGCTGTTCGTGTTGTGCGTGATCCACCTTGCACATATCGTTCCCTCCCCTATGTCATGTTCCTGAAGTGCTTGGGTCGCGCACGAGTGATGCGGGGTACGCGACCCTCCGGCCTTACCCCTCTCTTGCTTCCTTCCTGCGTCTGCTCTTAGCCGCTGCCGGTGGGAGTTGTTCCGTCCGCTGCACCGCGTCGTCGATCATCGCGAGAGCTTCCGAGGGTGATAGCTGACTCCCGCCTTCGACCCGCGCCCGATGGATATTGGGTACGGCTGGCGTCTGCACTCCTGGGAGCGTGTGCTCCGGGAGGTAAGCGCGCCTATCTCGTTTGCGGACGATCAGTCTCGGAAACGTTCTCCCGCACTGGCACCTGTAGTTCGTTGCGAAGAGGTTCCTCACCCCCTCCATAGTGTCGCCGGCGAACGTGACGAACTCGTTGCCACGTTGACAGAGTTCCCTGCCGTGCACACGAACTCCAGTCATCTGCGTCTCACCTTGTGACATGTTCCCCTCTCCTAACGACCGAACCAACTCGGGTCGGTTCCGTGCATCCTGATCTCGCGATCGATCCGTTCGTCCCGCGTCAGCGGCTTTCGCACAGGTGTTGCGGGCTGATTCGGTCTCGACGGCCCGTTGACGATCTCGTCTAGTGCCAACTCGATCCTTCGTAGGATCCCTTGACCCTTGTTCCAGATTGGTTGGTCTCTGTAGCGACGGTTGAACGTCGACAGCTCCTCGTACATCAGCGTCAGTCGGTTCTTCAACTCTCCAAGCTGATCCTCGAAGCCGTTTGCTCGAGCGATCTCCGCAGCCTCTCGAGCGGTGATCGGGTCGTCCGTTCTTGCTGCAGCGAGAGGGCGATCGTGTTGCCACGTGAGTGCAGGATCCGCTGGGTACTTACCCGTCTCCATTGCTTCTCCCTGTTTTTGTTGTCCGATGATTAAGTATAAGGGACATACTCGTAAGAATCAATGGGAAACCTCCTGGAGAATTTCCGCGGATCCCTAGCCCGCGGAGCCTCTCAAGTATCCGGCCGGAGATTTGCGGCGTACTGATTAGGTAGCACCGGTTCCGATCCGAACGTATCCTCAGGTAGAGCAGTGGAAATTCTGCGGGACCCCCTTGTTTTCCTCCGCGCGGTCCATTATACTTGTCTCATCGGTGTTTAACGTCCCCCGAGCCGGAGGCACCTGTGCGAGGGCTGGAGTAGCGTGTCTGGGTCCGTCGCGACGCGGCCATGGAAACCGGCGGGCTGGCTCGACCGTGGCGCGACGCGTCTGCAACTCATCCGACAGATCGCACTCGGCAACAAGTCTCTCGCGCAGCTTTGCCACGAGTACGACGTCGGTAATGGGACCGTTGAGGCGTTCGCTAAGAGGCACGCTGCGGAGATTCAGGCGGTAGTAGACGAGTCCGCGGCTGAGTTCACGGCCCTCTGGATTGCGGAGAAGCGGAACCGGCTGGCGGAGTACCAGCAGGACATTGAGGACATCAATGAGTCGCTGCTATCCGACGATGTCAAGCAGAGCGAGAAGACGCAGCTGTTTCGGGTTAAGCACGCAGCACTAAGGCAGGTTGCGGAAGAGCTTGGTCACCTGCCGGGTCGGGTTCAGATTCGGTTCGAGGGTCCTCGGGTGACGTACCAGATCGTTGGCGTGGATATGGATAAGCTCGGGCAGCCCGCAGCGGAGCAGCCGAAGGCGCTGCGAGACGTGGTGGATGCGGAGGTCGTCGATGCCCGTTGACGTCAAGCCGCAACACGTGTTCCACCCGCGAGGAGCAGCGCGCGAGATCTTCGAGCGCACTGACGCGGAGGTTCTCATCTCAGGTCCCGCTGGTACCGGAAAGTCTCGTGCGTGTCTCGAGAAGCTCCACATCCTCGCACTACGACATCCCCGCATGCGAGGACTCATCGTTCGCAAGACGCTTTCGTCGCTAGCGTCCACTGCACTAGAGACGTGGCGGCGATACGTGGCGCCAGAAGCGATCGTTGCCGGGGATGTTGAGTACTATGGCGGGAGTGCTGAGGAGCCGCCACAGTATCGCTATGCGAACGGGTCCACGATCATCATCGGAGGGATGGATAAGGCCTCGCGCATCATGTCCTCCGAGTACGATGTCGTATACGTTCAGGAGGCGACTGAGCTCTACGAGGACGACTGGGAGGCGATTACGACCCGATTGCGGAACTGGGTGATCCCGTTCCAGCAGATCATCGGTGACTGCAACCCGAGTACGCCCTATCACTGGCTCCTTGGTCGCGTGAAGCGCGGTCAGGTAGGTATGCTGCTCTCGCGACACGAGGACAACCCCGAGCTGTACGATGAGACCTCCCCGGGACACTTCGAGCTCACGCTCAAGGGGAGCGTATACATGCAGAAGTTGGACGCGCTCACCGGCGTCCGACGGCAGCGGTTGCGCGATGGCCTCTGGGTCGCGGCTGAGGGTATCATCTACGAGGAGTGGAATGAGCTCGTTCACCTCGTTGAACCGTTCGACATTCCGGATGACTGGCCCCGCTGGTGGGGCGTCGACTTCGGGTTCGTGAATCCGTTCGCGCTCGGGTGGTGGGCTGAGGACCCCGATGGGGGACTATATCTATATCGGGAGATTTATCACTCGGGTCGTACGGTTGAGGAGCACTGCGAGAAGATCGCACGACAGGTCATGACCGATCTCGCAGAGAAGGAGCGGCTCGAGGCGTGGCAGGGACGGTGGACGGAGCCTCAGCCGCGAGCGATTCTTGCGGATCACGCTGCTGAGAACCGCGAGGTGTTCGAGCGGGAGCTCGGTCTTAGGACGGATCCGGCCAACAAGGCGGTACTGGACGGCATCCAGGCGGTACAGGTGCGGCTGAAGGCGGGTCGTGTGAAGCTATTCAAGGGAGCACGAATCGAGAAGGATCACTCTCTCGAGGAGGCCCACCGACCAACCTGTACAGCTGAGGAGATCGTCGGGTACGCGTGGGACATCGGAGCGGGGAAGCGGACCAAGGAGGTCCCACGTAAGGAAGATGACCACGGAATGGACCAGATGCGGTACGTCGTGGTGGAGAAGGATCTGACGCCACGCCCGCGAGTAAGGTGGCTGTCGTGAGACTGTGGTTGAAGCTCAGTGCCGCGTTTAAGGAGTGGCGACTGGAGAGGGAAGCCGTCGGGTTCGAGAAGGCGGGTGGCAAGTACGTTCGAGCGGCGATCGACGTCATCGGTATCGGGGGCATCGCTCTCGGGATCGGATTAGTGGCCGTTCCTGCTGGAGTCATCGCCGCGGGTGTTGGTTGCTGGATCATATCGTGGCGGATCAAGGAGCTCGGGTAGTGAGAAGCCTGGTGGACGGCGTCGTTCAGCTCTTCCGGAACGAGCTCCCGATCTCGTTTGCCTCGAGCCGCGTCTCGTTCGCCACGCCGACGAAGGTCGGTCGCACTCGCCACCTCAAAGCGATGGAGCAGGTCGGAACCGTCTTCGCGATCGTCAACCGCACCTCCACGGCCGTAGCGAACGTCAACTGGCACCTGTACCGAAAGGCTGCCTCTGGTCGCAAGGAGGACAGAACAGAGGTCACGACTCACCCCGCACTGACCCTCTGGAACACTTGGAACGACTGGTACGCACAGGGTGAGGGCGTCGAGGCGGGCCAACAACACTTGGACCTCACTGGAGAAGCGTGGATCGTCGTTGGTAGGAGTCCGTTGTCGGATCTCCCGCTGGAGCTGTGGTGCGTACGACCCGATCGTATGGAGATCGTGGCGTCGGCGAAGAACTTCATCGCTGGGTACATCTACCACGGACCGAATGGCGAACAGGTTCCGTTGCTCCCGAACGAGGTTCTCCGGATTCGGATGCCGCACCCGCTTGACCCATACCGTGGACTCGGCCCAGTGCAGGCCGCGATGCTCGACATCGACTCCGCTCGGTATGGTGCAGAGTGGAATAGGAACTTCTTCATCAACAGCGCAGAACCGGGAGGCATCGTCCAGGTCGATAAGCGCCTGAGCGATAAGGAGTTCGACGAGCTGCGTGATCGGTGGCGGGAGCAACATCAAGGTGTCGCGAACGCGCATCGGGTTGCCATCCTCGAGCAGGGAAAGTGGGTCGAGCGCAAGTTCTCCATGCGCGATATGCAGTTCACCGAGCTGCGTCGCGTCACTCGCGAGACCATCTTCGAGGCATACGGTATCAGCAAGTCCACTCTCGGCATCACCGAGGACGTGAACCGTGCCAACGCCGAAGCGGGTGAGGTGCTGTTCGCGCGCTGGTTGGTTACACCACGCGCTGGCCGCTGGCGGTCGATGCTGAACCATCAAGTGCTCCCGCTGTTCGGCAGAGAGAACGTGGACCTGTACGAGTTCGACTTCGACTCGGTCGTGCCGGTGAGTCAGGAGCTGGAGAACCAAACACGCGACTCGCAGGTGCTCGCGGCCACTCGACTCATCAAGGACTGCGGGTTCGATCCAGCAGAGGCCCTCGAGGCGGTAGGCCTCCCAGCGATCACCTTTGCGGGTTACCCCGAGGAGAGGGTTGCTGCCGCGGCACCGCCGCCAGTAGAGGAAGTCGAGGGAGAGGTCGTGTCAGAGGAAGTCGTGAACGAGCTCGTAGCGGAGATCCGCAGGCAGCTCACTCGGCGCAGGATGGAGGTGGGAAGTGCGTAATCGGAGACGGTACGTGTTCGTCAACATGCCGTGGTCCGTAGGCGAGGACGATCGGTGTCCGGTGCACTCGCCGTGGGGCGTGACGAAGGATGACGACAACTCGCTCGAGGGTTGCCACGCCACTCGAGCTGAGGCTGAGGAGCAGCAGGCAGCCCTGTACGCGGAGGAGGCAGGCGGCGACGGCGGGAACATGCGCGCGCTCTGGGACAAGGTGAAGCAGAACGTTCGAGGTAAGGGATGGTACCAGTTCAAGCCGTTGAACGTGGACCGCGTCGAGATCATGATCTACGGCGAGATCGGATTCGACTGGTTCGGGGACGGTACCAGCACATCCGCTGACGCGTTCGTCAAGGAGTTGAACGCGATCGGAGCACCGAACATCGACATCCGCATCAACAGTCCGGGTGGCGAGATCTTCGATGGGATCGCGATCTACAACGCCATCCTCAAGCATCCGGCTAAGGTGACCACGTACGTGGACGGCATCGCTGCGAGTGCTGCGTCCTTCATCGTCCAGGCTGGCGACGAGCGCGTCATGATGAACCACGCTCAGATGATGATCCACGACGGGATGGGCATCGCTCTCGGCAACCCTGACGAGTTGCGCGAGATGGCTGAGCAGTTGGATCGTCAGTCGGACAACATCGCGAGCATCTACGCGGAGCGGGCTGGTGGTACGGTCGCGGAGTGGCGCGAGCGGATGAAGAACGAGACCTGGTACTTCTCACAGGAGGCTGTCGACGCCGGGCTAGCGGATCGGGTCGATACTTCCGAGGAACTCAAGGTGCCCGAGAACAAGTGGGACCTGGCGATGTTCAACTACGCGGGTCGGGAGAAGGCACCGAAGCCGACAATGGTGGCACCTCCAGCAACACCTCCCGTCGCTCCGCCAGTGACGGAACCGGTACCACCGATGTCCGGATCCTACCCGATCACGTCGGCAACGCCTCCGGCAGACGTTGGAGAGACGTTCCGAGATGCGTTGGGGCGGCTAGATAGCCTTCAGCACTGGGACACCGGAGACTTTAAGGCGCGAGTAGCGTCCGCGGCTGAAGGGATGCCAGCAGGCCCTGTGCGACAGGCAACGGGTCCCCAGCCGACAGCTCCACCGCGGCCAGCTCCGGTACCGCCGGTCAAGCCGGATCCGAGTGCTTGGGACCCGAAGTACGTGAGAACCGTTCTCGATCAGGTGGCCAATACCGCTCCAGCGCCACCGACGGTTGAAGCTCCTGCGTCGCCAGAGGAGGAGCTACCACCCGTACGAGAGGAACCCGCACCTGAACCGGATACGTGGGATCCGACGTTCCTACGTACCGTACTCAATCAGGTCGTCAATACGGCTCCCGCTCCACCGCACGTAGAACCGCCGCCTCTCGTGACTGAGCCGATCATCGATATGTCTCGCTTCCGAGACATCGTAAGCAAGGTGGCAAGGGACCACCAGAAGGAGGTACTGTGAATCAGGCAACGCTGACGCGGTCGCTTCGCCACCAGCTGGCGGTGAAGTACGGGGTCAACTCGAGGGACCTCGGCCGCATGTTCAACCGGGTGGCTCCCCCTGCACCAGCACCGAATCCGGATGACGTGGATCGGATCACCGTTCCGGAGTCGGCTGCTGAGCTGGAGGCCATGCTCGGTGATCAGGCGCAGATGCGGAAGGTGTTCGCCTCGAAGGATACCTTCGGGCAGTTCATCTCGAACTACGCGCGCACCGTGCTCGAGAAGGATCAGCAGATCGCGACGCAGGTGCGCGAGGAGACACAGCGGGTTCTCACCCACTGGCTGAAGGAGAACGGGGGCACGCTCGACTTCGCGAACGTTCGGCGCGTGAACCTGGACCCTGGGGTGGGTCCGGATCCGCGCCTCTCCCGGAAGAACACGCTCCACAATCCCAAGGCCATGGGGGCGTCCATCGACAACGAGTTCGATGGAAGTGCCGAATACTTCCGCACCATCTGGCACAACACCAACCGCGACGCCGCCATGCAGGCCAAGGTGTCGCGGATGCGAAACGCCTTCAGTTCGACCGTTCCGTCCGAGGGTGGCTTCCTCATTCCGGAGACGTTGCGGTCGGAGCTCCTACGGGTGGCGCTCGAGACCGCGATCGTACGGCCGCGGGCGCGCACGATCCCGATGGAGACGCTGCGAGTTCCGTTCCCGGCCATCGACAGTACGTCCAACGTGTCGTCGGTGTTCGGCGGCGTGGTGGCGTACTGGACCGAAGAGGGTGCGGCGCTGACGGCGTCGCAGGCCAGCTTCGGCCGGATCGTCCTCGACGCCAAGAAGCTCACCGCGTACACAGAGGTCCCGAACGAGCTGGTGTCGGACTCCGCGCTCTCGTTCCAGGCCTTCATCGACGACATCTTTCCGGAGGCGCTGTCGTTCTACGAGGACGATGGCTTCTTCAACGGATCGGGTGTCGGCGAGCCGCGGGGGTTCCTGAACGCTGCTGCAGCGGTAGCTGTCGCTGCAGAAGCAGGGCAGCCGGCAAGCACGATCTTGTGGGAGAACGTCGTCAAGATGTACTCGCGCATGCTGCCGGGGTCGCTGGGCCGAGCTGTGTGGATCGCGTCGATCGACACCTTCCCGGAGCTCGCCACGATGGCTCTGTCAGTCGGTACCGGTGGGTCGGCCATCTGGCTGAACAACGGGACTGAGGGCCCGCCGATGTCGATCCTCGGGCGGCCGGTCATCTTCACCGAGAAGACGCCACTGCTTGGTGCTGCGGGTGACCTGAACTTCGTCGACTTCGGGTTCTACCTGATCGGCGACCGTCAGGTCATGAGCTCCATGAGCTCACCGCACTACCGGTTCCAGAACGATCAGACGGCGTTCCGGATCATCGAGCGTGTGGACGGTCTGCCCTGGTTGCAGTCGCCCATCACGCCGAAGAACAACGGCGCAACTCTGTCCCCGTTCGTGAAGATCGCAGCACGATAACCACCAGTGGGGGCAGGCATTGACACCCCTGCCCCCACGCAACCAGGATGGCATTAACACCCCATCCGGAGAGGTAGTGAAATGGAAGGCTTGGGCCGACTGTTCAACGTCGTCGCTGTCGCGGACGACGTGTTCCTCAACATGAGGGACGCTGCAGGCGTGACCTTCATCGGGATCAACGCTGCCGGGGATACGTGGACGCTGCAGGAGGCGGATGCGGCATCTGGTGGCACCGAACAGGATCTCGCGGTCATCGATCGGTCGCACGTTCAGGCCGTAGGCGTAGGTGCCGACGCGTGGGTACTGCTGACTCAGGTCGCTGCGGCGACTGAGGTCACGAGCGCCGCACAGGACGTGGTCGCCATCTACGTTCCGGCTACGTCGCTGTCCGATGGGTTCACGCACCTGAAGCTGACCGCAACCGGGGCCGGGATCGTCATCGCGATCCTGCACGACCTCGACGTTCAGCGGAACCCGGTCAACCTGCCTGCACTGGCGGTGTGACATGACGGTGCTTCTGAACCCGAGTCAGTTCCACCCTGTTGCGCGGGAGCTGACTACGGGCATCCGTGTCGACCGCGCGGCGGCGACGCTGCCACAGTCGACAGACGTCGCACTGTTCACCATCACCGGTGGTCGGGTCCTGCTCGTGGGGCTCGTTGGGGAAGTGACCGTCGCCATCGGGGCTGGCGTCACACCCGAAGCTACTCTCGTGTTCAACCCGACGGCTACGGGTGCGGACCAGAACCTTTGTGCCCCGCTGAACATCGCGTCGGACGCCGTTGGGGAGTTGTACACGATCTCGGGTACGGTGGGCGATGCGATGAGGTCTGACCTCCTCATCGGGAACGCGATCCTACAGAACGCGCTGCTTCTCGCCGAGGGAGACATTGAGCTCCTCATGGACGAGTCCGTCGCCGGTCAGATCGCGTGGTCCATCATCTACGTCCCCTGGGACACCGCAGCGGAGGTCGTTGCAGCATGATAAGCCGGCGTAGGAAGTGCTCACTCTGTGGATCCGTAGCGTGCCTGCTCCAGGCCCCCGACTTCTGCAGGCATCGCCGCCAGTACCGGCCAGCACCAAGCAGTGCGGGCACTCCTACGCCACCAGCGAAGAAGGCCCAACCGAAGAAGGAGGCGGCTAAGAGTGCCTAAGATCACTCGATACGGTGTCACCGATCGAACGACGGGGAGGGGATTCCCATCGCAGGAGGGTGGTACGGACTCCTCGGCATCATCCGAGAAGCCCAAGACGAGCACCGCGCCGCCGAAGGACAGCCACCCATCGCCTGTCCCAACGACGGAGAGTCGCTCCGTGACGGCCCCGCAGGTACCAAGTTCTGCCCGTTCGACGGTTGGCGGTGGCCAAGCGACCAGTCCGGCGAAGACGACTAGCCCGGCGAAGGCGGCTAGCCCGGCGAAGGCTCCCAGTCCGAAGAAGGCTGTGGGTACTTCCCACAGCAGGTAAGCACAACCGATCAGTCCGAAGGGAGGTGATTGAATGAAGCGCGTTCTCATCATCGCTGCGATCGCTGGTGCGATTCTCGGCGGCGCGACCTCTCCGGCCTTCGCGGACCAGCCTGGTCCCGGAGATCCGCAGTGCGTCCCAGGACAACAGGGGAACCCTCACCCGGCTCATAAGGCCGGGGTGTGCCCCAACCCGTAGGTACCGGTGACAGGGGGAGGCACCGGTACGATTAGCACACCGCTAATCCTGTGGGAAAGCAAACGGGAGGAGGTGTGTCGTGGGCATCTGGTATGCTACCAGAGAAGAGGTTAAGCGGCGCCTCGACTCCAAAGCTACCGCGCGCGACAACGATCAAGTCGACGACGCTATCGAGCAGTCTTCGCGAGACGTCGAACGGTACATGCATCGACTGTTCTACCCATTCACGGGTACTCGGAAGTTCGACTGGCCCAACTTCCAGTACGCGCGACCATGGCGGTTGTGGCTCGACCAGGACGAAGTCGTTACCGTCTCTGAGTTGCGTTCGAACGGGGTCGTGATCGCGCCCTCGGACTACTTCCTCGAGCCCGTCAACGATGGTCCACCATTCAACCGTATCGACCTGAACATCGGTAGTTCAGCGACGTTCGGCGGAGGCAGCACTCACCAGCAGTCGATCGAGATGGATGGCGTGTTCGCGGGTTGCGCTCTCGTTGAGAGGAGCGTCGGTGCTCTCGGCACAGCGATCGCGGATACGACCTCAACTACGATCACTGTGTCGGATGGCCGGATCGGCGTTGGCCACCTGCTCCGCGTAGATAGCGAGCGGATGAACGTCATCGATCGTGCTGCCGTCGATACGGGCGTTACGATCTCTACCGACTTGGCCGCGAGAGCGAACGCGACACTCGTGGATACGGGTGATGGCTCGGTATTCGCTGCGGGCGAGGTGATCACCATCAACGCAGAACGGATGCTGATCGAAGACGTTGCCGGGGACTCTCTCGTCGTCCGTCGAGCTTGGGACGGGTCAGTTCTTGCGGATCATACTGCCACGGACCCGATATTCGCCTCGCGGTTGCTGACTGTCGAACGGGGCGCCGTAGGAACAACCCCAGCGGCACACTTACTGGCTGCCCCTGTGCGAAAGCACATCGTACCGGGGCCGGTGCACACACTGACCATCGCGCAGGCGATGAGCACTCTCCTGCAGGAGACGAGTGGGTACACCATTCGCACAGGAGTAGGTGATCGCGCTGTGCCTGTTACCACGTCACCGCTCAAGGCTCTATGGGAGCAGACGTACGACACACACGGTCGCAAGGTCAGGATCCGGGGTGTGTGATGGTTGAGATGGTGATGATCGTCAAGGCATCTGGTCCCCTGTTCGACGGTCGCGCACTGCGTGAACTGGACAAGTTCACTATCGCGGCGAGCGCTGCTATTGCCAAGAACGGCGCGCTCCTCGTGCACAAGAACCTCAGCCAATCTCTCCGTGCACCGACCGGGTTCTACCAGTCGAACGTCGTCGTCGAACGTCGGGAGGAAGGCGATATGGTGACGGATCGAGGTGTGGTCTACGGTCCGTGGCTGGAGGGCGTCGGTAGCAAAAACCAGTCCACGCGGTTTAAGGGGTATGCATCCTTCAGAAGGGCTCAGCAGGAGCTTCAGGGTCGTGTTGCAACGATCGCGCAGCTAGAGGTCTACCCGTTCCTAGGGAGGATGAATGCCTGACCAGGAAGAGTGGGTAGAGATCCTCCTCGATGCCATCGTGTCGAACGTGCTGGCTTCGGGTTACTTCGATCGGGTCAACCTACACGAGCCGAAGAGTCCTCCCGCTAGTGGTTTGACTGTCGCGATCTGGTGGCGGCGGATCATCCCCATTCAGGTATCTGGACTGAATGCGACCTCGGCTCTCGTGACGTTCACCATTCGCATCTATGCGAACATGCTGCAGGAGCCCCAGGACCTGATCGATCCATCGATGACGAAAGCGGTCTCGGGGCTACTGCGGCGCTACCACGACGACTTCGACTTCGATGCGACGGGTTCTGGTGGCCTCGATCTAGGGAACGGCATCACGGTGCGCAACATCGACCTACTGGGCAGCTCGGGAGAGCAGTTCCGCGCTGACTCCGGGTACCTAGAAGTCGATCGCACGATGTACCGGGTAGCGGACATCCAGCTTCCTATCATCGTCAATGACGTTTGGCCTCAGGCAGGAGGGTAGCAGTGGCAAAGCAGTCAGGTCTGGGTGATGGTCTCCTCGTCGATGGGGTCGACCTGTCGGGCGATATCGGGAGCATCAGCCGCATCAATGGTGGTGCTCCGGCGTTGGACCTCACCGGAATCGACGTCCACGCTCATGAACGTAGAGGTGGCGTCCTCTCTGGTGGGTTGGAGTTCCAAGCGTGGTTCAACCCAGACAACGCGCACCCTGAGCTCGGGGACCTGCCCCGCGGAAACCGAATCGTGACCTACCTGCGGGGTCAAGCTGTCGGCAAGCCCGCCGCGTCAGTGGTGGCGAAGCAGCTCAACTACGATGGCGCTCGGAACCAGGACGGGAGCTTCCCTCTCACGACGGTAGCGGAATCAACCGACTGGGGGGTGGACTGGGGGTTCTCGCTCACCGACTGGCTCGTTCAGCACGTCGCTGCGGATGAGGAGGCGGGTGTTGAGGACGCTGGGCAGGCGTCTACAGCCTTTGGTCTCCAGGCGTTCCTTCACGTCGTATCCTTCACCGGCACGGACGTGACGATCGCGATTCAGGAATCCAACGACGATGGTGTTGGCGACGCGTACGACAACGTCGCTAATGGAGTGTTCGCGGAAGTAACCGCGGAAGCTCAGGCGCAGCGCCTACAGACCGCCCGCAACGCGGTCATCAAGCAATGGTTGCGAGTCGCGACGACAACGACGCTCGGCTTCACAGAGTTGACCTTCTGGGTCGGGGTCACTCGTAACATCTCGGTGGTGAACTTCTGATGCCATCACGTCCCCTTAATCGGGTGGAACCGAAGGGCCCACCACAGGCGTACAAGACCTACGCCATCTTCGCCCCTCATGGGACACACTTCAGGCGCGCCACCTGTGCGGAGGCGGGGTGCAGAGCTTATCAGCTCGGGTGGACGACCATCCTCGAGCCGACTGCTCATGCGGCTCAGATCTACTACATCCGCCTCCAGGCGGGACGTCGGTTCAGGGAGACGCGAGATGATGGTGGTCGAATCGTCTTCGACTTCGAGCCTGGTCAACGCTGCTTTGGTGAACACCGGATCCGGCTCGACCGGCCAGAGATATACGTCGTCCGTCAGGGTGATCACCGAGCGTCGATCGGCTCGCCGAGGGTCCACTCGCGACCCGAGGACTGGATCGATGATATGCAGAACCACTCAGACATGATCCGGACTCGGGTCCAGAGGGGGTGAGCTGATGGCAAAGATCGGGGTGGGGCATCCTCCACTCATGGCGGCTCTTCGTGAACTAGGGATCGTGACCGAGAACGCACAGCGGGTAGTGATCGACATACGAGTAGGGCATCCCCCAATGGTGTACGTGTTGCTGATCGGGACGGATGGCATTGTCCCAGTCGTGGAGGCGATGAAGGATGCTCACGTGGTCACTGTCGGTCTGGACACGACTACCGAAGATACGGAAGAAGAAGAGGAGGAGGTGACGACCGGTGGCTAAGGAAACTGGTCTCGGTTGGACCGCGATGGCGGTCGATGACAGTGGTGGTACGGAGCAGGACATCCGCTCCGATATCACCAACTTCAACTTCGCGGTACCCCGCGGGGTGCAGGATACGACGGGCATCGACAAGTTCGCGATGGAGCGGTTGTTGCTCCTAGCAGACCTGTCGTTCACGTGGAACGGGGTGTTCAACGACGAGTCGGGTAAGTCCCACGCTGTCTTCAGTACGGTATCGCTGTCTCCGGGTGTCGCCCGCGAGTTTACTCTGACCGTCAGCAATCAGCAGCTCGGCAAGACGCCTCAGGCGGCGGTGTTGCCGACGGACTACGCCATTACCCGCAACGCGGATGGTTCGCTGACGTGGTCCGTTCCGGCGGTGCTCGCGAATGGCGTAATTCCGACGTGGACCACGGTGTAGGTGATACGCATGGGATTCGAGGTACCGGAGAACGTCATCCAGCTCGCGTTCGAGGATCCGAGTTGGAATGGTCTCGTCGTCAAGATGTCCATTCCGACCCTGGACGAGTTGCGAGAAACGGCGAAGCTGAGGACTTCGCAAGATCCGCAGGCTATCGAACCAGTACTGGAGGCTTTCGCTAGCCACCTGCACGAGTGGAACCTGATGCGGAAGGGGGTACCCGTTCCAGCGACACGGAAGGGCATCGGGTCGCTGGATGGCGTCTTTAGCCTGCAACTCGTCGGTTCGTGGCTTGGTGCCTCCGGTCGGTTGGTTGAGGAGGTGGCAGAACCCATCGCTCGGGAGCTCGAGCGAACGCTCCCGATGCAGGTTGTGGAGAGCTGAGCTGAACTGAACTGAGCCGAGGGGAACCATATGGCGAACATCATCGAGTTCGTCGTTAAGGGTCGGAACCAATCCGGACCTGCGGTTCAGTCGGCGACCCTGCAACAGCAGCAACTCGCTAAGTCCATGAAGACCGTTGGCGACATCGCCAGCGGCATCATGACGAGTCAGATCTTCAACGCTATGGCTCGGGGAGCGCAACAGGCGTTCTCATCAACAGTGCGAGCCGCGTCGGACCTGAACGAGTCCATGAACGCCGTTTCTGTTGTCTTTGGAGACTCAGCAGAGCAGGTACTACAGTGGGGACAAGATAACGCTGCGGCCTTCGGCCTGTCCCGCAGAGCGTTCAATCAGAGCATCACCCCGATGGGTGCCCTGCTCAAGAACACCGGTCTCGACATGGACGTGGTTACGTCCAGTTCTCTCCAACTGGCGCAACGTGCTGCGGATATGGCGTCCGTCTTCAATACGGATGTTCAACAGGCGCTGCAGGCGATTCAAGCTGCCCTCCGTGGTGAGGCTGACCCGATTGAGAAGTTCGGCGTCTCGATGAAGGCTGCGGCCGTAGAGGCCCGAGCCCTCGCGGATAGTGGTAAGGAGAGCGTCTCCGCTCTAACCGAGCAGGATCTAGCTCTTGCTCGAGTTGCGATCGTGCTTGAGCAGACGTCTGCCTTGCAAGGAGACTTCGCCCGCACGTCAGACGAGGCAGCGAATGCGTCCCGCATCGCTCGCGCGAGGTTCGAGGACGCTCAGGCAACTCTGGGAGAGAAGCTGCTCCCTGTGCTCGCGCAGGTTGCGTCAGCTGCTGCAGCCGTCGCCGGGATGTTCGAGGCGATGCCGGAGCCCCTGCGCAACGTCCTCACCGTTGTCGGGCTTCTTGCTGCTGGCTTCCTTGTGCTAGCCCCACGACTCATTGCAGCTAAGGTTGCGATGGATCGTTTGGCCGCATCATCGAAGGCATTCGCACTTAGTGCTGGGGGTGTCGTCACGGCGCTCGCTGCATTGCTTACGTTGATGGCTTCGTTCAAGCAGGAGACCGTTGGGTCGCAGATCGAAGTTAGCCAGCTCGCAGAAGACCTCATGCGATTCGAGAAGACGGGGCGCGTTACGGGTGAACTGTGGTCCCTATTCGGCGAGAACGTCGGGTTCTTTAAGGACAAGTTGGCCGAAGCAGATACCCAGATCGGTCGTGCGGACGATGGGTTCACCAAGTTCGTAGAGAGCATCGGTCTTGGACTGGCGTCCGTGGAAGATGCTCGTGACCGGTTTAAGGCGCTAGATGAGGGACTTGCAGAGCACGTTGAAGCGGGCGGCGATGCTGTTGCCATCTGGGAGCAGCTGATCGAGACCTACAAGCTGTCAGCTGCGGAACAGGAGACGCTTCGTGCTCTCCTGCCCAAGTTCAGCGAGGAGATCGAACGAGCTGCGAATCGAACACGCGATGAAGCGGAGGCTCATACCTCCGCTGCAGATGCCGCCTTCGAGCAGATCGCTGCGCTTGAGGAGCTTGAGGACGTCCTCAAGGCTCAAGCCGATCCGATGTTCAAGCTCATCAAGGCACAACAGGATCTGAAGGAGAAGCAGCAGGAGTACACCGAGGCAGTACGGGACCACGGTCGCGAGTCGCCCGCAGCGCGAGAGGCGTTGCTCATTCTCGCTGAGGCAAGCGTAAAGTTGTCAGGTGCTGTCAGTGGTGCGTCTGAAGCGTTCAATGGCAGATTGTCTCCATCGATGCGTGCAACGTTAAAGGCTGCTGGGCTTACGGAGAAGCAGATCAAGGACATCGAGAAAGCGTTCCGTAGCGCAGCCAAGGCGGGCGAAAGTTGGGAGAAGGACTACACCGCGACGGCGACTGTCAACTACCAGACTACGGGGACACCTCCTCCTCCAACCTTCGGGTTCGGTCCGGGACAGTTTAGTGCCTCTGGCGGAATCGTTGGTGGCTTGGGACCGCAGCCAATGCAAGCGGGTGGCATCGCTGGCAAGCGCGCCGTAATGGTTGGGGAGCAGCGTCCTGAGGTGCTCGATGTACCCGTTGGTACGCGAGTAGTGCCGAGCGTGGAGCAAGCAGTAGCACAAGGCTTGTTGCCATCAGTGGGTGGACAGGTTGATGTGCGGAATCTGGCCCAAGAGGTGGCTGAACGGGTTGCACGAGAAGTCGCGAGGGAGCTCGCTCTAGTTATAGGTCGTGCGTTAGATGGTGCGCGATTGGTGCTCGACGATCGCGGTCACGGTCGTCTAGAGGCACTAACTGCGGGTTACTACACGCGAGGAGGATGAAGTGGCCCTACTAGCTCGGTTCGTCGAGGCCATCGAGCCGAATCCTGTAGTTCGGATGGACGTCAACGATGGAGTGACGTGGAAGCTGCAGGCGAGTAGTCGGCTGGATCCTCCTCCAGCCAAGCGTGTTCGAGTGTCTACGTCGCTCGTCGATGGCGCGACCTACCCTGCGACGACTTACGACGATCGGTTGCTGGTCCTTCGTTGGGTGCTGATCGCGGCATCTTCAGACGCTGCGACACTGCAGGTGCAACAATTGGCTCGAGAGTTGAACCGGGCAGAGGGCAACATCCTGCAGTACCAACCGAATGGTGCAACGCATCCGGTCTTCTTCAGAACCCGGCGTCTAGGGATGGAAGGGATCACGTATCTTCCGACCTCCAATCAGTTGCAGGTGGATGCTCAGGTGCCTGCTGAGCCATTCGCGTACGGTCTACCCGAGTACCTGCGCCCGCCGCTGAACACCAACCCCGGCTTCGAGATCACGGTCTCACCGTGGACCGCGGCTGGTGCTGGTCTGGCCTTGCCGGGTGCGTCCGGCGACTACGCGTCGACGCCAGACGCGGCGGTGCTGGACATCACTGGTGACATCGACCTGCGGGTGGAAGCGACGCTGGAATCCTGGGAGAACGGCGCCTCGCAAACCCTGGTCGCCAAGTACCTACGAGCCGGGGATCAGCGCAGCTACAACCTGCAGATCGGCCCGACCGGGCTCGTGCAACTGGTCTGGTCAACAGCCGGGACTTTGGCATCGGCTATGACCGTAGTGTCGACCGTGGATGTTAACCTGAATCCCTTTGACCGGGTGGCCATCCGGGCAACGTTGGACGTGGATAACGGGTCGGCGCAGAATGTGGTGACCTTCTACACTGCGCCGACCATCGCCGGGCCGTGGACGCAGCTGGGTGCCGCGGTGACCACCGCAGGTGCTACGTCGATCTTCGCCGGGACGGCTCTGCTGACCGTTGGCGCGGATGAGGATGGTGCCAGCTTGCCCGCGCTCGGCACGATCCACGCTGCCGAGGTCCGCAGCGGGATCGCCGGGACGGTGGTCGCCAACCCCGACTTCGCAGCCCAGACCGCGGCCGCGGCCAGCTTCGTCGACGGCGCAGGGCTCACCTGGACGATCAACGGGGACGCGGAGATTGTGCAACCTGCGGTGGC